GACCTTGGGGCTGAACAGGGTTTGGCATAGGGCCGTTCTGCATACCTCCTTGATTGGTTAATAATTCTTCTCTCTTAGTTGCTTCTAACTCCATGACTGCGTTAATCTCTTCGGGAGTTAAGGCTCCGGAGTATTCTAGTAGTTTTCTCTGATATACATCCATGAGCTTAGTATTGCCTGGTATGAGGGTAACAGTTGCGTTTAACTTTTGCAAGATGTCAGAGTCTTGGCTGTCTTTCTCATCCTGGCTCCAAATCCTTGTTTGATAACCCGCTTCACTCATCCAGTCGCTATATTGAATCTCCCTCTCAAAGATGTCTTCGGTGTTTCTACCCTTCTTATAGACTTTAACGGCATCAAGTTTAGGACCATTCGCTTCTACAAGTTTCAAGAATAATTCTCCTCTGTCTTTCCAGGCTTGGGTGTAGAACTTACTCATTCCCTTGATTCTTTCCTTTGCCTCACCGAGCGCTAGCTGTACTTCACCTAGAGTAACTTGTCTTTCAGTTTGTGCGCCCTGTTGAGTTGCAGTAGCGCCGGTGGCCTTCTCCATAGTATTGATGAGGAATTGCATCTCATCCATACTCTCTGACAAGTCGGGGATCTCTATCTTTTGTAATACTTCAGAAGGTTTACCTGGGACCGGATACCATCCCCAGGGTTGAGGATTGAAGGTGCTAGGCATAAACTCTTCGCTCTTAGTTGAATCGTAGTAGTGCATCCCAAAGTTGCGTAGGGTTCTGTTCTCAACGAGTTGTGAGAACCATGAGTTAAGGATCTTGTTGGGAGTACGAACCATATCAGCGAGTCCATCAGACCAGAAGTCTTGTCTCTCAATATCATCGGCCCATGTAACATAGGGGAAATGCGTCTTGAACCAGTGGTCCTTAGTCTTACCCATTACTTCTTCGAGGGGTTTGCTCATTAGGATTACTTGGTTGTCTGCTTCTACCTTGAGATATAGCTCTTCTTCTCCATCTTTTTCTGAATCATAGACGAAGTGCAGTGTTAGTTCTACGATCGTCTCACCAAGGGTCGGATCTGAGACATCCACAACTCCCATAGCTTCCATTTTCTTATCCTTCTCTCGCGACATCTGTTCATTATTAGCAACCTTGATTAGACCATCATTCGTCATGTAGAATGCTTCGAGGTCCTTGATTGCCTTTTGATCATAGTCTTTGTTGAGTTTTAATTCTGACATGGGTACATAGATGTGAGTGTGAATGAGGAAGCGTGAGGTGTGTAGATCGGTAGGATCTGTATATCGTGAGACGAGAATATCTTGGGGGTCTTGAACAGTCATCTTCACCTTGCCATCGACTACTTGCCATTGATCGAAGGACCGGCCATATAAGAATACTTGCTTCTTATCCACAATGTCTTGGAGTTCCATCCTATTATCTAGTGCCGTAACCTTCCAGTATTCGTTCTGGAATACCTCTTTCTGCTTATCATTATCTAGGTTCTCGAAGTAGATAACAGGCATATCATCCACATCTTTGAGGAGTGTACGAATTGTCTGCTTCATTATAGGGAGGTTGACTGACTGTCTTTGAGTCAATCTATTGAATCTTACCTTATCGCGATATAGGGTGTAATTCTCAAACCAATCTGGTTCCCGGCGTGATCGATAGTTGAAACCATCTTCTTTGTTATTGAGTAATGAAACCAACTCAGGACTAAGAGCATCTAGTATTTCTTCCATATTCTCCTATTTTTGCACATAAAATTATCTTAACGCAAGTCATCCAGGCATCTCTTCCCAGAATGGTTTAACCCCACCAAAGTCAGTAGGTGCTACCCATTTGGCACTCCTGCCACTTGCTAGGGCGTATCTTATCGCATCCATACAGTGATTGAATAGTTCTGATGGTACATTGATGATCTTCCCATCGCGATCTGTCTCCCACATATAGTTCCGGTATTCTTTGATGAGGTTGAGAGATCGCTTGGTAACTGAGATGCGTTGGTCCTGAATGAATTGAATACCATTGACTACACTATCCTTACCTTTCACCGCCGGGATGATATTGATTCCATAACTATTGATCTCGTCTATACTCTTTGGTTCGGCCGAGTCTGCGATAACTAATGCCTTCTCTTTGTTATTCATAAAGTCAGCGATCGCTTTATTGCTAAGTCCACGCTGATATAGCATCTCATCAAGGATATAACCATTATTATACTGATAGATCGCAACAATCGCGGTAGGATCATTGGTGTAACCAAAGTCTAATCCATACCTATATAGTTTGGCTTCGTGAGGGAATGAGGGCTTCTGGTCTAGGATCTGCCAATCGGTGTATATTCTACCTTCCACATCTCCTAGTTGTCCTAGTCCATACACTGTCCACCACATCTTATTACCTTTCCTGGCTTCGATTGAGTCAACAATTGACTGTTCAAGGGCCTCATTGTCCATGTAGTTAAGAGTTAAGAAGTCGTGATCGCGGGTGATTGCTGTGTCTGTGTAAAACCAAAACTCCTGGACCGGGTTCCAGTCTAACCATACAACCTTCTTAGTTCTAACCTCTAACTGATCGAATGAGTCTTTGGTGATGTTATTAGCTTCGTTTATAAATAAGACATCACGCCTGGCTCCCTTAACCTTCTCTGGTTGGTCCACCGAGAAGAACTCTATCTTGGATTTATTCTTGAACTCATAGGTTGAATCGGTCTTATTCCATTCGTTATCCCTAAAATACTGTCTATCTTCCATAATGTTGAGGAAGTCTCGCATCGCTCCTCTCTTCAAATGGGGATATGATTCTGATACTACTGAAATTAGTTCGTTGGGATGAGTCTGAGCATAGTCAATCAAGATCATTAGGATCGAGATTGTCTTACTAGCGGAAGTGCCGCCTGATACTGCTCTAATTCTCTTGGTCAGCTTTAGGAGTTTCTCCGTTGCTGTTGTTCGACTGAACGCCATTGGTGGCTCCCCCTAGTAATGGTATGGGTTCTCCTCCGCTTGTAATATCTGTCTCTGTCTTATCTCTCCAACTCATATTCTTCAATGCGAATATAACGCCGGTAGGAGTTGTGCTGTATAGAAGTCTTTTCTCATATATAGATTCAACCTTCTCACGCGCCCTTTTTACTATGTCAAAAAACTGCTCCTTGTTATCATAGTTATAGAGGGTTTGTCTGCTGATTCCTAATTCATATGCTAACCCTGCTAATGTTGGTTGGTCCTCGTTAGTAAAGTAGGCTTCTATATCATTACTTAATTCTTCTGCTGATTGATAGGCTAGTGGTCTTCCGCCTGCGTGTTTCATATTAGGTCCATTCTTTGATCATAGACTGATACTACTAAATATGCTTCTTCTTCTGACTCTCTGTCTTTGATCGGTAAGAGAGTAAAGATCATAGTTCCGTAACGCAAATAGAGCGCCCGGTTTCTATACTTGGCACTCTTGGCTTCTAGTAGGTCTTTTGGGAGCTTTTCCTCTACAGCCTGATATAAATACCAGGATGCTTTGGAGATTGATAACTGACATTCCTTAAGTCTTGCTCTTGCGTGTTGTGAGAAGACCGCGTATCTGTCAATCATAATGCTCCGTTTCCTTCAAGAAGTTTGGAGTGTATTCACTATATCAGATGGTTTAGTCTGAAGACAACTCTCCCATTACTACCCAATCGTCTGCTTCCATATCTATTACTGATATAACCCATGTGTGTTCCCCGGTCTCATTAGTGAGAGTTAGGATCCCATCAACTAATTCTACATATGCTTCCTTATCATCCCAGGAGTCTCGCGTAATTGACTCACCATTTAACACCTTACGCATAGCTTGAAAGAAGTCCATCATTTTTCCTCCAGTCTTTTAATCTTCTCTATTACTTTCTTTTCTTCTTTCTTAATCTTATCTTCCGGGACCACTGCTGAGACTTGTATTCTGTTATTAGATCCTTTTACCTTCTCTACAATAATTATTTCAGGTTGGAATCCAAAGATGTCCTTAAGGTGAATGAATTGAAATCGTCTTTGGGGTGGATTGTCTTTGAGCCTAAACTCTGGAGTGGTCCTTACTTGGGTTTCTAGTAGAGATTTCTTCATTATACTCCTC